ACTATAGTTGTACAATCTATCTTTGGTAAATTATCCGTTTTCATTCTGTCTATCTATTAATGCATAACTGACAACTACTTCTAGTTTGTTTGCAGTTTCTGCTTGAGCTTTTATAGCATCTCCTTCTTCTAAATTCAAGCCCTGTTCTGTTGCATTAATAGTACTTGTGGCTGGTATATCCTTTCTAAAAAACTCTACGTCTGTACTTGCTGAACTATCTCTAAGATCACAATTTACAGTCACAGCCCCTGTGCTGTTATTAGATATATATACAGACTTTACAATAGCTACAGCAGTAGTTGCTATATTTAATATTGTAGTCATATTTGTATTAGTCAATATGACACTAGCATTTTTATAATTTATACTCATGATAGAAAGTAATTAAATGCATCCTGTTCGTTTTTCAAGTCTTGTTGAAAAGAAAAATTTAATTGATTTTGTAATGTAGTTAAAGACTCTAGTATTTGTCTTTGATTTTCTACGTCGTATTCTTGTTTTGGTTCAGGTATGTAGTTTGTTACTTTAGCCATTACTCTTCTCCATATTCCATATCACCTGCAATAGCTCCTGGTGACGAACTATAATCTCTACCTGAATCAAAATCTCTGCCACCGCCTTTTCCGTAGCCCAAATCAGCAGATGCTTTTATACTATCAATCATTCCTCTAGTATCAACATCACCCATACCAAATTGACCCATAAGGTTGTCTAAATTTTTCTGACTAAAGTTTTTACCTTCAGCGGCTCTTTGTAATAAATTTGATATTCTATTTGATCTTCTTCTAAATTCTCTCATTGGTTCTGAGTAATATCCACCTAACGCATTCATTCTATTTAATTGTTCTGGTGTATATCCAAAAACACCTGTGCCAGCAGGTCTATACATTGGAGAGTCTTTAAAGTTCATCATAGATCCTAAAGCATTAAGACCTCCCATTACCATACCAGATGGTGAAAATTTTTGTAAAAATTCAAATAATTTAGCAATACCAGTTTTAGTTTCTGGTTCAGAAAAATCTTCCTTATCAGTAAATCCTTGAATATTATCTACACTTGTTCCAAAAGGAACTGATGATACATCTTGCGCTGCTGATGATGCAGTAATACCCGTTGGAACCATTCCTAATTGTTGTTTCATTTGGTACGTTGGATTTTCATAAAGTTGAAAAGGAGTTATAGTTCCTACTCTTGGATCAAAACCCTCAAATCTTGCTGTACCATCTGTTGGTTTTAAAGGTCTATCTTCAAACAATCTTTTAAAATCAATTGCTCTGTCATAATCTATAGGAACAAAACCTTCTGGATTAGTAGCTCCTTCTTTTGCAAATCTCTCTATAAAACTAGGACTTCTGTATTCAAAGTCAGGATTAAATATTGCTTTAAGTGGATTAGCAGTAGCTAACTTTGACATAGGATCTTGATAAAGACCTTCATAATTAATTTGAGGATTAGAGGAAGCTTTTAAAACATCCATTAAATCGTATATACCATTACCTAAATAGGCCATTATCTTCTTCCGTCCGGTTGTGCGTCTAATCTTAGTGTGCCATATCTCCAAGTTTCACCTGTACCATCGTTTTCTATTTTAACAGATACAAGTCTTCCTCTGGCTCGAGTATCTACCTTATCAGTTGTTGACGTAACTGTAAAGGGTCCAAGTGGTGAGCTGACAGCCACATCGTCTGGATAGGCACTAACTAACAATGTTACTTTAGCATTACCAGTTTGATATTTAAAATCAGGTATAAATCGTCTAACAGCCATAAAAAATTCACCATCTCCTCGGTAATCCGCTACACCAGTTTGTTGACCAAGAGCGCTACGTCTAGATGTTATATCCCAGTCTCCTGATCTAATAAACGCAGGAATAGCTGTTGTCGCTGTGCTGTTGACTTGATCTGTTCCTTGTTCATGTTCATAATAAATGCTAGCACCGTATTTATTTGTAATTCCTAATATGTCAGGAAATACTGGTGTTAGTGTGTTGTCATAATCTGTAGCATATGGATTATCAAATACGCTTTGATCTTGATATGTTGTTCTATCTAAAGAAGATGTTGTCCAACAGTTTTCAGAATAATTATAAGTTACACATCTATCAATTTGTTCAGATCCATCTTTTGGATAAAACCAATTTACTTCCGTATACAGATTATTTGATCCTGCAAAAATAACATCTCTTGAATTAAAGTTTAATCCAAGATTATCTCCGTCTGTGCTAAATACAAAATCTTCTACAAGTGAAGGTAATGATTTCACTGTACCATCAAATGCAAAAAATCCACCTTGCGCTCCCATCCAAAAAACTGCTCCATTTACGAATGTAGCTGCATGTTGACTAATGCATCCACAGTTAGTGCCAACCTGTCTAACACTAAATGTAAACGGTGGTCCAACAAACTGAATAACATAAGCAGCAAGATCAGTTATAACAAACACATAGTCTTTACCTTGTAAGGCTGCTCGTATTTCATTACCGGTATCTAATCTAAAAGTACCAGCAGTATTGGTTGCTGTTGGTGTGTATGTATTTAAATCTTCTTGATTAGAAAATCTCACAAACATAGGATCTTGTGTTGTGATGTCACCAATAGTTGTTTCAGTTCCTAAATGAAACAAGTGCCTGTCCCTGTCAGATACTAACGTAAATCGGCTGGCTGTAGGATTGTTACCGGTTGCAAAACCTGATGTAGTTAATGATGCTCTGTTGGCTCTTGGATTCGATGCACCTGCATTCCATGTAAATGTTTTACCATTAAATATAGTTGCAACTAACACTTGACCAAAGTTATCAAGACTCCAGTTTCCTGGATCTAGAACCACATCACTTACAGCTCTAGCTGTGCCCCAAGTTGATGCTCCCCATGTAGATGTGCTCCAACCATAACCGGTTGTTTGTGTTGTTGGTCCAACTTCAACATAAGGATTAACAGTTGCAGCACCAGCTGCTGTCATACCAGATCCTCCTTCAGCACGTGAAGCTTGAACAGTAAATTTATCTACATCAGGTACAGTTAATATTTCATAAACTTGTTCTAATTCTGCGGCTGTAAAATCAGATGCTCCAGTTACCGTAATAGATGAGAGAGTTACATATCGCCCTACAGCTAAACCATGTGAGCCTTTGTTAATAGTTATTGTTCTGGAGGCATTAACGGTTGTTAATGTGCATCCAGTGATAGCTGTATCTAAAGGTGTAATATCGTAAAAGTCATTACCATAATATAAAAATAAACCTTGAGAAGTTCCAATTGCAGTATATTTTTCACCTGCAAAACTTGAAAATGCAACCTGTGCTCTTGCGGCTCCAGGTAATGTTTTATTAGCAGCTGTTAATTGTAGCCAACCACCTATTTTTTCAGGTAGTCCATATCTAAATCTTACAAAATCACCATCAGTCCATTGACCCTCGGCCCCTGACTCAGTATCTTGTTTATTAAATCCAGGCTTGAATTTTAATTTTTGTAGCATATAGTCCTTTATATATTAGTTTTTCTAAGAATGAAAGATACAAAAAACATGACTTATGATCATAAAATATTAGATTTAAGATATAGAATTGATAAATTAGTACCTGAAGTAATATGCAAAAATATTATAGAAATATTTGAAAAATATCCAAAATATCATGATGTAGAACAAAGTTATAAATTTGAAAGTAATAAATATGAAATAGATAATTTTACATGTATGAATTTATCTATGATAGAAAATCCTAATCAAGATATCTTATATGCTTTTAATCAAGCTAGAAATTATATTAGCATTATAATAGCTAACTACGTATTGTATATGAGAAATAAAATATCTCCTACGTTTAGTGATAAACTTATAAGTAGCACTAGTAATATAAGAATCTTAAAATATGAAAAAGGTCAATTAATAAAAGACCATACAGATGTTGGAGATTCAATAAGGGCTTCTTGTACTTTAAATTTGAATGAGAATTATGAAGGAGGAGAATTTAGATTCTTTAATGGACAAGTAATAGAGTCTTTTAAAACTGGAGATGCGATGTTATTTCCAGCAGAACCAATTTGGATTCATGGTACAGAACCAATAACAAAAGGAACACGTTATTCAATTAATTGTTTTTTACATAAATAAAATGAAACCTATTGTATTAAATCATGTTCTCTCTGAAAAAGAATTATTATTTATGTATAATCATATAATAAGTTCACCTACTTGGAGAGTTAATGGAGCATCGGATGATCACCATGGTTTTATAAAAACACCTATGCTAATAGTAAAACATATGAATGAAACTCCAGAACACTACCCTTTATTCATGTGGGGACAAACTGTTGTTTATAGAATATCTAAATTATTAGAAGAAAAGAAAATAGGTATACATACAAAATTAAATAGAATGTGGTTTAATATTACTTACAATGGTAAAAAAACAGCTCATTGGCCTCATCAAGATGATAAAGACCCTGACACAAAATCAATTATATTATTTATGACTCCAATTTGGCAACCAGATTGGAGAGGTTCTTTTTATGTTGATGGAGATGAATTTAAATTTAAACCAGGAAGTGCTGTGATTTTTGATTCAAGTGAATATCACCAGGGAGAGTCACCAGAATCTGAAACATATAATTGGCAAAGAATAGTTTGTAATATGTTAGTGAAATAATTATGGAAAAAACAGTTAATATAAATAATTTTATTGGTGTATATGATAATTACATCACTAAAGAAGAATGTAATAAAGCAATTAAATTATATGAGGATCAAGATAAATTTAATAGAACTATTAATAGAATTGCTGGAGAAAGCTCTTCTATATTACAAAAACAAGATCAACAATTTTTTGCAGCGTCTAATAATCTAGAGATATGGTGGGAGTCTTTAAAGTCTATGATGGTAAATTTTGATTTAGCATGGAATCATTATGCTCAAAATACAGGAGCAGAAGAAGCTTTTGGTAAAGGTAATCTTAATTTTACAACTTTAAAAATTCAAAAAACCTTACCTACAGAAGGTTATCATGTATGGCACGTAGAACATGGTAAAGGTTTTGATAATCTATCCAGAGCTTTTGTTTTTTCTATATATTTAAATGATGTTAAAGATGGTGGAGAAACAGAATTTTTACATTTTTCAAAAAGAGTAAAACCACAAACAGGTAGGGTAGTTATATGGCCTGCAAGTTTTCCTTATTTACATAGAGGTAATCCACCTTTATCAGGTGAGAAATATATTTTAACTTCTTGGATTTTATTGAGATGAATATGATGTAGGTCTTGCACCTAATCTAGCAATCTTATCTGCTTCACTTTCTGGTATTTCAACAGGATCTGCATTAGGATTATTGAAATCTATAGGTTCATATAATTTATTATTATCCCAATCAGATTGTAATTTAGCTAAATGAGTTGAATCCCATCTAGAAATAAAATCTGAAAAATCACCTAAATTAGAATCTTCCCAAGTAGAGTGTGGAGTTCCATCTCTATATTCTACAGTGTCACTTGGATTAGGTGTTCCATATTGAATAGCCCAAATATTATTCCATTTAGCTAATCCCCAAAAATCATTATCGTTAATAGTATATGCAGTTCCAGCAGCATCACCACTTTGTTTAATAACAAGTTTGTCATCAAATACTACTGTCCATTGTGCGTTTGTTGCCATAATTTCTCCTACGTCTTAATAATATAAATAATTGTTAAATAAGGTTGAACCACTGAAGTTGCGTCACCTGTAAAGTTTGCACTCATGTTGTGAGAGTGACCAGTTCCACTACCAGTATTCCCTGTGCTCATCCCTGGGTTAGCAGGTCTAACAATCCATGCACCTGCTGGAGAATCAGGACCACCTCTAGCTCCAGGTGTATTGTGACTGTGAGATGCAAGTTGTGCTGTTGTTAAAGTTGCATTTGCTGTAGAACCACCAACGTTTCCTGAAGCTGCAACTGTATTTGCTCCACCAGTTGATGCTAAAGCTTTAGTTCCAGATTTACCCATTGCAACGTTGTCTTGTAAATCAGGTAAGTTAAAAGTTGATGCACCGTCTCCAGCTCCATAAGTTGTACCTACAATTGCAAATAATGCAGAGTAAGTTGATCTTGAAACTGCTGCTCCGTTACACTCTAAGAAACCTGTTGGCACTGAAGAAGAAGACCACGGCACAATAGTTGCTGTAGGAATTCCTTCGATACCTGTAAGGTTTGCTCCATCGAAATCGTATTTTGTAGCTTCGTAATTTGACATATTCTATTTCTCCCTGTAGCTCCAGCCTGTTGTTGCGTCTCCAGAATAAACTAAACTGAAACCAGCACCTTGTGTATTAACAACTAGATCAGATGCTGCATTAGCTATATTAGACCCTGCTCTTCCAACTGTCAACGCATTACTATTAAAATCATAACCTTGGTCCATAAATGATACTTCATCTCCCGTGCTTGGCGATGCAGGTAGCGTAATTGTTACTCCTCCACCACTTGTATTTACTAAAAGTTGAGCACCAGCTTGAACTGTTTCTGCCGCTGAAACCACTCTCCAGTTTCTTTGCTCAGATAATTTTACAACATTAGTTCCATCAGAATATAATACATAGTTGTTTCCTTCACATAAAAGAACACCTGTACCTGATGATGTTTTGAAAGTTAAAGTGTTTCCAGCATGATCACACGCATTTTGTACATTATAAACTTTTTCAATTGAATCTGGAATAGATACTGTTCTATTAGCTGCTAAAGTTCCTGTTAATTTAATAACATCATTTTTACCATTTGATAAAGCACCGTTTGTAAAAGTTAAAGATCTGTTAGCGTTAGTTAAGTTAAAAGTTGTAAAACCACCAATAGCTTGTTCTAAAATAAGTAAGTTTGTATTTGTAATTTGACCCCAAGTTCCCGAGTTTTCACCGGTTGCTTGTACTGTAAGTTTTAGGTTAGCAGATGTTGAATTCGCCATTTTTTAATTCCTTATACGTTCATTTTATTAAAAATATGAGTTTCTGTCAAACTCATTATGCAGC